AACTGATATTGCTAATATGGCGGATGCTTTTGCGCGAAACGAGATACTCACATCTAATGAACTTAGATCTATTATCGGATTTAAGCCTAGTTCTGACCCTAAGGCAGATACACTTACCAACTCTAATTTGTATCCTGCTGACGGTTCGGACGGAGGACAGCCTAGTTCTCCTTCAGCAGCAAATTCGGTATCACAGGAGGATAGCAGCTCCGAGTTAACGGATATTGTGGGCGACAAATCTAAGTTAATTGATACTGCGAACGAAATAACCAATGCTCAGTGATATTTTCTAGTAGTATAGATTTGATTTGACTTTGATGCATATCTTATACAAAAATTCAAAGGTATGCTCTATATGAAAATCTTTCTATTCTATTCTGGATTATTATATTTTTTTTTGTAATACAAAAAATAATTGATTGGAGGTTTAAGTATGAAGTATGATTTTGGCGGATATGCTACCAAGAACGATCTTCTTTGCTCTGACGGGCGAGTGATTCGTCGTGATGCTTTTAAGGCGTGCGATGGAAAGCGTGTCCCACTCGTGTGGAATCATATGCACGATGCTCCAGAGAATGTTCTTGGCCACGCAGATCTTCAGAACCGTGCTGATGGTGTATATGCGTATTGTTCTTTTAATGATACGGATAAGGCTGCGGCAGCAAAGGAAGCTGTCCGAAACGGGGACATTTGTTCTCTTTCTATTTATGCCAATCACCTTAAGCAAACCGGTCATGACGTAATTCATGGCGCTATTCGTGAAGTTAGCCTTGTTCTTGCCGGGGCTAACCCTGGAGCTGAAATTGAGCAGGTCGCTATTCAGCATAGTGACGATAGCTACGAGACTCTTTCTGACGAAGCAGTTATAAAGTCTTGGGTGAATCTCGATAGTGACGAAGTTGAGTTTGCTCATTCCGACGTTCAGGATGATACTAAGAAAGAAGATAATACTACGGATACTTCAAATACTAATGTGGAGGCACAGTCTAATAAGTCGTCCGATTCGTCGATGTCGATTGAGGACTTTGTCAATTCCCTCACGGATGATCAGAAGAAGCTTCTTGCTCAGCTGATCAAGAAGGATACGGCTTCTAAGCCGAATCAAAATGAGACCACATCTAAGGCTGCTGCTCCTAGTGCCGCCAAGTGTGCTCCAGCAAAGCCAGATGCTGAGCTTGCCCAGTCTGACATTCCGGCGAATTTTAAGAAAGATTCAAACAAGGAGGATCCCAGCATGAACAATGCTACTACCCCGACCACGCCTGCTGCTTCTGCGCAGGACAACAGTGACAAGACCGTTCAGGACATTTATGATGCCATGACCGACGATCAGAAGACCGTTGTTCAGTATCTCGTTGGTCTTGCTCTTCAGGAAAATGGTGGCGACGATTCGAAGGACAAGGGTTCTGACGAGGTCGCCCAGTCTGATATTTATGGGGGAAATGATATGCAGCATAACGTTTTTGATTCCGAGGGCAATGTTCTTTCGCATTCCGATATTGAGGGCATTAAGGATCAGCTCTTCTCTGATGTTATGAATGATGTTAAGCATGGCGCTTCGTTCAAGGAGTCTGTCCTTGCTCATGCTGAGGGCGACTATGGCATCCAGAATGTTTCGGTTCTTTTCCCTGATGCTCAGGATGTTGCTGATGGTCCTCAGTTCATGGATCAGCAGGCCGAGTGGGTCAATGTCATCATGAACGGTACCAAGCATGTTCCGTTCGCCAAGTTCAAGACGATCATCGCGGACATCACCGCTGCCGATGCTCGTGCCAAGGGCTATATCAAGGGCAAGCAGAAGGTCAACGAGTTCTTCAAGGTGGCTAAGCGTGAGACCACGCCTCAGACCGTGTACAAGAAGCAGAAGATGGATCGTGACGACATCGTCGACATCACTGACTTCGATGTTGTGAATTGGCTTCGTGGGGAGATGCGCATCAAGCTCAACGAGGAGCTTGGCCGTGCCTTCCTGATTGGTGATGGCCGCAGCGCCGAGTCCCCTGATAAGATCGATGAGGAGCACATTCGTCCTATCGCTAGCGATGTCGATGTGTTTAACGTGAAGGTTAACCTTTCGCAGAACACTGATTACGCTAAGATGATCGAAGAGATTGCACTTGCCCACAGCTATTATCGTGGCAACGGTACCCCCATGTTCTTCACTTCGCCTACCACCCATACCAAGATGCTTTGGGTGAAGGATACCACCGGCCGTCGTCTGTATGCTTCCGAAGATGAGCTCTGCGCTGCTCTTCGCGTTTCGCAGATTGTCGACGTTCCTGACATGGAGTCCGCGACTCATGTCGATGGCACCGATACCTATGACATCCTTGGTATCAAGGTTAACCCCAGCGATTACACGGTTGGCGCTGACAAGGGCGGCGAGATCAACAACTTTGATGATTTCGACATTGACTACAACCAGTACAAGTATCTCATGGAGACTCGTTGCTCCGCTGGTCTGACCATTCCTTGGTCTGCTGAGACGATTCGCTTTGACACCACCAAGGCCCCTGAGAAGGAGACCATCAGCAACGGCTCGATCACTGACGTTCATTAGGCTGTTAGCTGAATCAAAATGAGACTGGGAGGTTATAGACGGTGGCTAGATTTTATGGAGTGATTGGTTTTTCTGTAACCAATTCAACAGTTCCTGGAGTTTGGACGCCGTCTATAACCGAACGTCCATACAAGGGTGAGGTTATTAGTAATTTTCGAAAGTATGAATCTAATTCCGATTCTACAAATGATGATATTCTTCTAAATAATAAGATTAGTGTTCTTTCAGATTCGTTTATTGACAAGAATATTGGGAACATGATATTTGTTGTTTGGAATCAGACTGCTTGGAAAATTAGTAATGTAGAAATTACATATCCAAGAATCATCATTACTTTGGGGGGTGTATACCATGGGGACCGAGCCTCGTAGATACGAGCTTCAGCGAAAGCTTGAAGAATGTTTGGGTTCTAGTAATGTATACTTTAATCCCCCCGAGGGGCTAAAGATTTCGTATCCGTGTATTGTCTATACTCGTTCGAGAAAGTCTATCAAACGAGCTGATGATAAAGCGTATACGACCAGAACCGGATACGACGTTACGCTTATTCAGCGAGATCCGGATTCGACTTTGGTAGATTCTATATTTGATAACTTCACCTATATTCAGTACAATCGAACCTTTGTTACTGAAAATCTTTATCACGATGTATATTTGCTATATTTCTAATTAGGAGGAATAATGGCTAAGCTTGTTTGGGATGAGACTGGATCTCGTGTTTACGAGACTGGTACTAAGAATGGTGTTCTCTATCCGTATGACAGCACTACTGCTAGCTATCCTACCGGAGTTGCTTGGAACGGTCTTACTGCCGTTACTGAGAGTCCCTCTGGTGCTGACGAGTCGGCTATCTATGCAGACGATATGAAGTATGCTTCGCTTCGTGCCGCCGAGGAGTTTGGCGCTACGATCGAGGCTTACACGTATCCTGATCAGTGGGGGGCATGCGATGGCTCCGCTGATCTTGGTAAGGGCGTGAGCATTGGCCAGCAGTCTCGTAAGAAGTTTGGTCTTTCGTACAAGACCATTCTTGGCAATGACACTGATCTCGATGCCCATGGTTATAAGATTCACCTTATTTATGGCTGCACGGCTTCTCCTTCGGAGAAGGACTATGCTACCGTTAACGACTCGCCTGATGCAATTTCGTTCTCTTGGGATGTTACGGCGGACAAGGTGAATGTTCCTGGCTTTAAGCCGACTGCGTGCATTACGATTGACAGCACTAAGATTGACGCGACGAAGCTTTTGGCTCTTGAGACGATTCTTTATGGCGGCGAAGGTGAGACGGCGACTGCTCGTCTTCCGCTTCCGGCCGAGATTATTACTCTTATCGGGACCAAGTAAATTAGGCTGTTTTTAAACAAAGCATCTCTTGAAAGGGGAGAAAATGCTTAAGAAGACTATCGAGTATACCGATTATAATGGAAACGAGCGCACCGAGGATTTCTATTTCAATCTTTCTAAGGCCGAGGTTTATGAAATGGAGATGTCGACTGCTGGCGGTCTTGAGACTTATATTAATAAGATCATCTCGACCAAAGATTCAGCGGCGATTGTCTCTATGTTTAAGGACCTCATCGTGAAGTCTTATGGTGAGAAGTCGGATGACGGACGTCGATTCATTAAGTCGGAAGAGCTTTCCAATGACTTCGAACAGACTGAGGCATATGCCAATCTGTTTGTTGAACTGTCTACTGACGCCGACAAGGCCGCAGCATTTGTTAATGGGATTCTTCCAAAGGATATGTCTCAGGATGCAAAGGATAATAGTAAACTGAGTCCTGACGATCCCAAGAAGGTTCTTGAAATGCATAAGAATTCTTAAGTAGAATGAGGTGAGCGGAATGCTCCGAGTGACGATACCTGAATTTGAAGCGTTTGATGAGGAGGCTAATGAATTTGTCTCCTGCAAACAGCAGGATCTTTGCTTGGAGCATTCCCTTGTCTCCATTTCAAAATGGGAGTCAAAGTGGAAAAAGCCCTTTATTAGTAAAGAGCAGAAGACCACTGAGCAAACAATTGACTATGTTCGGTGTATGACAATAACAAAGAACGTTGATCCGAATTGTTATCTGGGAATTCCGATGAGCGTTCTTAAGGAAATAAATTCTTATATAGACGATTCTATGACTGCCACATGGTTTACCGAGCATAAAGGCAGGCCGAGTCGTGAAGTAATCACGTCAGAACTTATATATTATTGGATGGTCGCCTACAACATTCCATTCGAATGCCAAAAGTGGCATCTCAACAGGTTACTTACTCTGATACGAATCTGTTCCATAAAGAATAATCCTTCCAAGAAGAAAATGAGCAAATCTGAGATAATGGCTAGGAACAAGCAATTGAATGCAGCTCGAAGGGCTAAATCGCATTCTAGGGGGTGATTTTAATGATCTCGTTTTCAAGTAAAGGCAATTTTTCAAATATTGAAAAGTTTTTAGCAGCTATGAAACGAAAGCAGTATCTTGATGTTTTAAATGATTATGGTGCGCAAGGAGTTGCTGCACTTTCAGCGGCTACGCCTAAAGATTCTGGAAGAACTTCGGAATCATGGACTTATGAAATCGAGCAGTCATTAGGATCATCGTCTATATATTGGTCTAATACTAACATCAACGAAGGCGTTAATATTGCCGTGATTATTCAGTATGGGCACGGAACTGGTAGCGGTGGGTATGTTGCGGGAAGGGATTACATAAACCCATCAATTAGGCCCATATTTGATTCGATAGCCGAAGCAGCATGGAAGGAGGTGCAGTCATCGTGAGCTCTGTTGACGAGCGTGTAGTCCAGATGAAGTTCGATAACGCACAGTTTGAAGCCGGGGTTCAAACTACGCTTGAAAGTCTTAATAAGCTTAAGACATCGCTCGATGATAATACGTCTGCTACTACTTTTGATAGTATTACCAAAGCTGCGAATAACGTTTCACTATCTGGCATACAGGATTCGCTTGACTCTTTATCTAATAGGTTTAGCATAGCCGGAATCGCTGGAATGACATTTGTTAGTGAATTAACTAAGTCATTTATGGGTCTCGGAACTACAATAAAACAGAATCTAATTGATCCTATAGTTTCTGGAGGATGGAATCGAGCATCCAACATTGAGAAGGCCAAATTCCAGATTGAAGGCCTTGGAAAAAGTTGGGATGATCTGTACGGTGATATTGATTATGCTGTTTCGGGGACTGCTTATGGGCTTGACTCCGCGGCAATGGCTGCGGGCCAGTTAACAGCCTCAGGTGTTTCTGCTGGCGAAAATATGAAGAATTCCTTAAGGGGAATTTCTGGCGTCGCAGCAATGACCGGGTCTAGTTATGACGATGTTGCTAGGATATTTACTCAGGTTGCTGGTAATGGCCGTCTTATGGGTGAGCAGCTTCTTGAGATTTCTAGCCGAGGAATAAACGCAGCAAAGGCCCTTGCTGATTATATTGGTACTGACGAGGCAACTGTTCGTCAGATGGTTTCAAAGGGTCAAATCGATTTCCAGACATTCGCTAATGCTATGGACTCGGCATTTGGTCAGCACGCTAAGGATGCTAACAAGACGTTCTCAGGAGCTATGGACAACGTCCATGCTGCTATGGCTAAGATAGGTGCAGACTTCGAATCTACACTTATATCGTCAAAAGATTATAACGAATACATGACCAAGGGTTCTACGGATGGCTATGCTAACCTTATATCAATAGCTAATGCGTACCGAGAGGCTTTAAACGGTCTCAGAACTGCACTTCACCCCGTGGAAAAAGACTTTACAACGGCATTTCATGGAATAGCAGATGCTATAACCAAGGGGTTAAATGGAATAATTGATCAGAATGTCTTAGCTCAAAGTTTACAGAATAATGGTTCCGCTGTTTACCAGTTTACTGAGCCTATCCAAGAAGCTTTTACTAATTTATATAATGGATTTAAGAACATATCCGATTTTATTTTAAGTGTTGGAACTGCTGTCGGTCAGGCTTGGGCTGATATTTTTCCTCCGGTTACAGTTCAGACTATAGATAATATTACCGCTAGTTTTGAAAAGCTAACGGAGATGCTCCCAAAGTATGATGACCTTGTTTCCGAAGTAAGTAATACGTTTGGCGTGGATTTAAGTGGCGCTGCCCAAACGTCTGTTCAAGCAGTTGGCGATGCTACAGATGCTACAGCTGCACTTGGAACCGTATCCGGTGTGGTCGGGAAAACAATTGATAAGGTCTCTGATTCTATATTCTCTGCTGGAAAATCTGCTTCTAGTGGCCAGATATTTTTTGAGAATCTGAGCGATACTTTCTCTGGAGTGTTCGCTGTTGCCGATGCAGTTGGCAAAGCCTTTGGCTATATAGCTAAAATTGTTTCAACTTTTGTGCTTCCTGTTATTGGCGGATTAGCTGAAATATTTGTTTCTGTAACAGGTTTGATTGGTTCTTGGGTCGGGGCAATAGATAAGGGAATTCCAACGGTTGACGACTTTAGTTCGGGCGTAGACGCTCTTGCTAATTTCTTAAAGCCTCTTGGCGATGCTTTATGCACGGTTAAGGACTTTATTGTTGGATTCTTTGATGCACTTAAGCCTACCGGGGCTGTTATTACTACATTGGTTACCGTATTCAAGATGCTTGCCGGGGCTATAGGAGGTTTTGTATCTTCTATTGATCTTCCTGGAATTGGAAATCTTGGAACGTTCTTTGCTACTGTGTTTGGCGGAATCGTAACTGTCCTGCAGGATGCTTGGTCAGTAATAACTGGAAAACTTGGGGACGTTGGCAAAGCTATATCTGACTTCTTTTCTCAGATACAGATCAGCAACGATCCGGCAAAGGTTATATCTGATGCGTTTAGTAGCCTACAGAAATCTATATATAATGGGATTAATAGTATAAAACTTCCTAATGGTAATGGCCTGCTTGATTCACTTCAGGCTATGTTTAAGCCTGTCGTTGATTTCCTTTCTACCATAGGAAAGACTATTGGCGAATACGCTGGAAATGTTATTAAATCTATATCTGATTTTATGAATGGCGCGGTAGATGCTACTTCTGGAAACCCGCTTCTTATTGTTGCGGGGGCATTTTCAGAGGGCTTCTCCATGCTGACTCAAGCATTTTCTGATTTTAAGCTTCCCGATTTGTCAGATATTCTTTCTGCACTAGATGACTTCCTTACCCATTTGCTTAAATCGCTTGGCGATATAGGAAAGGGTATTGGCAATTTCCTGGATGATGTGTTTAAGCCTAAAATTGCCGAAGCAAAGAGTCTTACCGAAGACACAAAGCCAGATACAAAGACTAATATTCAAACTCCTCTCGAGAAGTTTGTTGATTGGCTTAAGGGTATCGGCGACGGACTTTCTAGTGGTTTTAAGGTAATCGAGGATGCCATATCCGGATTTGAAGATTTTCTTATTGGCCAAGCTGATAAACTTGCTGGGGTTCTTGAAAAGTATGTTGCTTTGTTTGTAGGATTTGAATTTGGTGCACTTCTTAAGAATGCTAGTGGCCTTCTTAAGAACTTCTCCGGATTAATCAAATCCTTCACCAATATTTCAGAGAATCTTTCTAGGTTCAACGTTGCTGATTTCTTGGGCGTTGGAGATGCCGTAAGGGCTTTTCAGAAGAAGCTTAAGTCTGAGAGTATTAAGAATGTAGCCATAGCTATCGGAATCTTAGCTGCGTCATTAGCTGTTCTAGCATTCATACCAGCTGATCAATTGGTGAAAGCCGCGGGGGCATTAGCTGTAGCCGCGGCCACGTTGGTAGTTGCATCGAAGCTTTTAAGTAAGGTCGATGTTGGATCTATGCAGTCTATTGGCATAGGAATGTTTGCTTTGGCTGCTGGCGTTGGAATATTAGTTATCGCCGTTAAGGCATTAAGTAAGATGGACCCCAATGCCCTTCAGCAAGGTTTATCAGCAGTAGGCACATTGCTGATTGATCTCGGTGGTATGATGGCTGTCATATCTATAGCTACAACGAACACCGTGAAAGTTGCTGGTTCACTTATAGCTTTGTCTATTGGCGTTCTTATACTTACTAAAGCTATTGGGCAGCTTAGTAAGATGGATCCAGATGCTTTAAAGCAAGGTCTTGACGCTGTTATTATGGTTCTATTGGGTATTGCCGCAGCAGTTTCGGTTATAAATATTTCGGCCAAGGGGGCTACTAAGAGTGCCGGGACAATTGTTGCTATTGCCATAGCTTTATATTTATTAGCTGGTGCAATAATGCTATATAATAGCATCGACTGGTCAACAATGGGAACCGGAATCTTAGCAGTATGTGTAGCTTTGGGGGCTCTTACCATTGCTGTGGCAGCTATAAATAAGGCAGCAAAGGGATCTTCTGGAAGTGCTAAGACAATTTTAGCTGTGGCTGGAGCAGTTCTCATATTGTCTTTAGCGGTTGAGATTTTTGGCCACATGGATAGTAATACGTTATTAAAGGGCGGCCTAGCAGTTGCGGCATGCTTATTTGCCATATCAATTGCTGTAAAGACAATAAATAACTCATCAAAGGGTGCTAAAGATAGCTCTAAGCAGATGATTGTGTTATCTATTGCTATTGGCATTTTAGCAATTGCTATTGGTATCCTTGGCACGATGCCGACAGAAAACATTATTAAGGGTACTGGAGCCATTTGTGTTGCCATGCTTGCCTTTGGAGCGGCACTTGGCATTATCGAAGCGGCTTCTGAAAATGCTGGAAAGACACTTGGCGGTATCGTAGCTTTTACAGTCGCTGTTGCTGTTCTTGCCGCTGGAATGTATTTCTTAGCACAATGTGATCCAAATGCTGTTTCTACAGCAGCAAACGCTATTTCTGAGGCAATGCTTATATTTGCAGTGTCTATGGGAATTGTTGCACAGGCGGGGTCTATATCGCTTTCAGCAGTTCCGGGTATTCTGGCTATGGCTGCCGCCGTTGGTATTATTTCATATTCACTGTATGAATTAGCACAGTGTGACCCGGCTGGATTATCTGCTGCTATGGAAGCTTTGTCGGGGGCTCTTATAGTATTTGCTGGAGCTATGGCGATCATAAGCCAGGTCGGAGAAGTTTCTATAGAAGGCTCTGTTGGCATTTTGGCGATGGCGGTAGCTGTTGGTGTTATAGCATTAGCGCTTGACACATTGGCGCAACTTGATCCTACTTCTTTGGCCGATGCTACGGTTGCGTTGGCTGGTGCGTTAGTTGTCTTCGCTGCGGCATTAATCTTAGTTGCTCAGGTTGGTGAGGTTTCTATTGAGGGGGCTATTGGCATTCTAGCCATGGCCGTAGCGGTTGTTGCTATAGCCGTAGCGTTGACTCTTCTTTCAGCCATTGATCCAAACAGCTTGGCAATAGCTTTACTTGGTCTTGCTGCGGGAATGGTTATTCTTGTTCTTGCAGCTGCTGGTCTTGCTATTGTCGGAACTATAGCGAGTGGATGTGCGATTGGCTTACTTGCTCTCGGTATAGCTGCTCTTGGAATTGGCGCAGGTATATATTTGGCAGCTTCTGGAATTGCAGCGCTTTGTTCTGTTGATGCCGGAACGTTGATGGCTGTTGGCGTTGCAGTTGCTTCCGCCGGTGCGGCCATGCTTGTTGGTGCCCCAGGAATTATATTGTTTGGTATTGGCGCTTTAGCTGCTGGTGCTGGAATAATGATGATGGCTTCTTGCTCTGGGCAGATGGGAGCTATTGCTTCGGGTCTTAATCAGATGGCTGGAATTGATGCTGGTGGGTTAGCTATTGTCGGCGCGGCTCTTGTTGTGTTTGGCCTTGGGGCAATCCCAGCTGGAGCAGGATTGTTGATGATGTCCGCCGCTGCTCCGGGGCTTCCCGCTGTGGCAACAGGCATAGCGGCTCTTAATCAGATTGATGGTGTAGCCTTAGGAATTACCGGAGCAGCCCTTCTTGTCGCTGCCCCAGGATTGCTTGCATTTGGCGCAGCGTCATTAATAGCTGGTGTTGGTTGCATGCTTCTTGGAGCTAGTGCTCCTATGATGCCGCTTATAGCTACTGGGCTTCAGCAGATTTCTGAAGTTGATGGCGGGGCGTTAGCTTCTACTGGCGATGCTCTTAATAATCTTGGAAATGGCGCTCTTGTCGCAGGGGCAGCATTGATTATGCTTTCTGTGGGGTTAATAGCTGCTAACACAGCGTCTGTATTTCTTCCGACGTTGGTTACAGATTTGACGAATTTGGCTACTTTAGGTTATAATTCTGGCACCTATGAGAATCTGGGAACTAGCTTAACTACTCTTGGCACAGGCATGACTATGCTTGGTATGGGGGCATCTATGGCCGGCCCATCGTTGATGTCATTTAATATGGCGTTATCTATGGTCGATGGCGAAGTTGCTTCTGCTTCCGGAGCTATGGCATATTTGATGGCGTCTTTGTCTATGCTTAGTGCGATGCTTGCAATGACAACCAGTCAGCTTTATATGACTGGTGCTGCTGCCGTTTCTGGCCTTGCTGGAGGCATTTCTAGTGCCGCCCCGGCCGTTGTTGGGTCTATGCTTTCAATAACGGTATCTATAACCGCTGCCGCAATGACACTTCCTGTGGTGCTTATGGTTGCCGGCGTATCAGCTGCAATGGCTTTGGCAAGTGGAATTAGTAGTGGCGGGGGAGCCGTTGGCGGAGCAGCTTCTGGGTTAGCTAATACTGCGGCCAATGCTGTTCGTAGTGCTGCCGGAGAATTTAGTAGTGCTGGTGCGTATGCTGCTGAAGGTTTTGCCAATGGTATTCGTAATGGCGAAGGATCCGCTTCAATCGCAGCATACGCTATGGGTCGTGCTGCACTCGATGCTGCTAAGCAAGCCATCGATTCTCACTCTCCTTCAAAGGAATTCTTTAAGTTAGGTATGTATGCCGACGAGGGAATGGCGATAGGCTTAGAGAAGTATTCATATGTTGCTGAAGATGCCAGTGCCAGCATGGGCGAGGCTACTCTCTCGGCAATTAGTGGATTAAGTTCTAAGCTTTCCGGGTCGATTGACCCCGGAGAAATTAGCCCAACCATCACTCCTGTATTGGACCTTTCTCAGGTTCAAAATGAGAGTAGTGCTATCTCTGGAATGTTTGCTAATCAGCAAGTCGCAGCTACGTACTCTGAGGATCAGATCGGGGCCATATCGGCCACCGCTGATCAGACTGCGCAAACCCAATTCGAGCTTAATAATAGTATTGGCTCGCTTAGTTCTAGACTTGATGATATTGGTAATAAGATTTCTTCGTTTGAAGAAAATCTTCCCGGTTATATTTCGGAGAATGCCCCTGGTCTCACTATTGGAGCCGATGACATGCTTCCTATAACTGTAAGTAATATGAACACTTTACGTATAAACTCGCGGATGTAAAAAGCGGAGGTGACCACCGTGTCTACTGTATCTGATGGAAGTTATTATATTTTAAATGTAAAAAACACCAATCTTTGTATAGACGTTTCAGGGGGTCTGGATGACGAAGGACGTAACGTCCAACTCTATAATTTGAATCGTTCCGAAGCTCAGATGATGCAGATAGTTACTATCGGTGGTCACCAACGTCTCCGTTTCCCTCTTACTGGAAAGTATATTGATGTTGCCTGTGGAAAGATAGCAAACGGGTCAAACATTCAGCAGTATACCAGTAATGGTTCTAGTGCTCAGAATTGGAAAATCGAGTCCACAGAGTCGTCCAAAGTGTATAACGGAAGTACGTATACTACTTATAAGATTCTTCTCGAGTCAAATACAAACTATTGTCTTAACCCGGCAAGTACTAGTCCTCAGGCTGGAACAAATCTTAATCTCTGGTCTATTGAACGTGGGGGCGACGATCAGGAATGGATATTTATTGAAATTCCAACGCTCCAAGAAGGTACGTATTCAATTCGTACGGCTCTTGATACTGGAGTTTGTATAGATAACTCATGCGGATCTTTGGCCAATGGATCGCAGCTTCAACTGTGGAATTCAAACGATACTAATTCACAGAAATTTATGGTTAAAAACAATAGCGATGGCACGGTAACTATTTATGATGGAAATACTTTGTTGAATACTTCGATGAAGGCACATTGTATTTCTGGTAATAACCCAAGGAACATAGACGGCATCCGTGCCTATCTCTGGACCGATGCAAAGAACCCGGATCAGGAATTCTTTATCATTCTCTCCGGGAATACTGTTCGTAACGGAGAACCAGTACCTACGTATATAGCTAAGGTTAAGGTTGGATCAGGGAAGGTGCTCGACGCTGCTTGCGGATCAACACGTATGGGCACCGCGGTTCAGTTTTATACGAGTAATGGATCTTTAGCACAGACGTGGGAATTTCGAAGGGACGAATTTGTTGATTCGTCTCTTCCAACTCCTTCTGACGTTCGTCTATCGTATGTGCCTGATCGTTTAAAGTCACGTAGCAGTCGTTCGGTTTGGGTTAATACTAATTCGGGAACACTCGAGAACGATCTTTGGACCACGCTATTCAATGTTAACTTTGTTTGCGCTGGGACAAGCAACGAATTCAAAATGAGATACCGAATTAAGTATCGAAACGCAAAAGAAGCTTGGTGGGAATTTGGCCCCTGGAAGTCCATTCAGGATTCTAGTTCTGCCAATGGTGGATGGGGAAATGCCTGGATGGTAAATTGTACTACGGATAATACGGGGACAACTCGATGGACTACTCAGTCGATTCCTATTACTTTGGGAATTGGGTCAAACGATAGTGCAAAAGTTGAGATACAAGTTGCCAGATCTTTACCTCATATGGGCAAGACAGATCCAACCGATCAGTATTATCCATTCTATGCACACAGTATTATCTATGATCAAAGTGATATTACGGTTACTTATAAGCCGAATATTACCTTTGGGTCTGCAGTTTATACTCCGGATGGGATTTATATTCCAATTACTTCGGATTTCAAGCATAACGGGAATAAAATAACTATTTCTGGGTATCTTGAAGACGGCACGTGTGTATTCAGCAATCTTACATATTCTGATCTTACGTATAATGATACTTTAAAGATCAATTATGATCTTG